ATAATCAATCGCGAACATTCGAATCGTTCGCAAATGATAGAAACATTCTTCTACATGGTTCGGCAGGAACAGGCAAGACATTTCTTGCTTTGTATTTGGCCTTAAATTCAGTTATCATGGGAACATCACCAAAACCAATCGTAATTCTTCGAAGTGTCGTACCCTCTCGCGACATGGGGTTTCTACCCGGCAAGGTCGAGGATAAGATTGTGGTATATGAAGCTCCTTATGTTGGACTATGCAGTGAGCTAACAGGACGTACTACAGCATACGAGTACTTCAGAAAAAATCATTATATTGAATTCAGCACCACATCGTTTCTTCGAGGCATTACATTTCGCGACAATATAATTATTATCGATGAAGCCCAGAATTGTAGCGGGCATGAATTGAATACCATCATGACCAGAATTGGTGAAGGCTGCCGCGTAATCATATGTGCAGACTTCACGCAGACCGATCTGATCAAGTCGAAGGACAAGCTGGGCTTTCGAAAGTTTATGCAGATTATCAAGGCCATGAATAGCTTTGATCATATTGAATTCACTCACGACGATATCGTTCGAAGTGCGCTAGTGAGGGACTATATTATTACTAAAGACAGGATGAACATAGATTTATGAGATTTATACATGAGATTATATCATTCGAGGAACTGACCGCAATTTCTACATCCTCGGGAAGACTATATGAAACTCCTCGAGGATCGTATCCTTCTATCACGACGATACTCGGTAAGCAGCCCGACAAACAGAAGAGTCTACAAAAGTGGCGTGATCGAATTGGTCATGAGAAGGCTGATCGAATTGCCAATACCGCAGCACGCCGCGGCACGAACATTCATGAGCATTTGGAATCGTATCTCATGACTGAGAAGGTGCCGCTCAATGAAATGCCAACTACCATGGCTATGTTCTCGCAGATGAAACAGGTTATAGACAAGAATCTGGAAATCATCAATGCATCTGAAGCTCCCATGTATTCCGATACTCTTCGTGTTGCTGGGCGATGCGATCTAATTGGTATATGGAAAGGCGAACGCGCCATCATAGACTTCAAGACTTCTTCTCGCGAGAAGCAGCGCAAATATATCACGGATTATTTTTTACAGTGCGCGGCTTATAGTATGATGTTCGAAGAAAGAACACAACTGCCCTGTAAAAATATTGTCGTCATCATTGGATGCGATGAAACGACAATGGCTCAAGTATTTGAAGCCAAACGAGATGACTATGTTGATGATGTCAAACAAATTATAAACGACTATTATGCACAAAAAGCTTGCTAATGAATGACAATTAGTCTATACTAAATAAAGATGTTCGATGAAGCTATTTCATGAGTATTCAGGACTCGGGGGCAGTACCCGACACTTCCACCAATGGGAGTGAAATAGGATCGACTGGTGCTAAAGGATAGTGGAGAATCGGCAACGCGGAAGCCGGATAGTTAAAGAAGCAATCATAAGAGCCAACGATAATGTCTCATTTGAGGAATATCGCTTAGCGGCGTAACCTCATTGGGTTTCGGCCGGTTTCCTAGAAACAGAATAACCGTCCACCCCGAAACAACAAGGATCTAATGATATGCGAATATGGCCTGAAATATTTAGCTATGGCGTCAGAAAAAGCGAATGGTGAAACTTGTCTGACATTATATTATTATTTTTCGGGTCTATATGCAGGTAATGTAATTACTGCATCCTCAGTTTCATATTGCAAATCAGTTATGAAGTATTACGCAGTAGATGATATTTTATTATGATACATTAATGGTTGACAAGCTAGCGAATAAAGTGTATACTATATTAGTTAAACATGATTATCACGCAGTTCGGATGCGCGAAATTACTCAAATCAAATGAGGTGAACGTGATTGATTTAGTGGATAATTCCGAGACTTCTACTCTCCATTCGATCTTTATGGGCAGCATGACCATGGCAGACAATACTGGCGGAAAGACTACATTCTATAATAATTGCGGCAACGATAAGGCTATTAGTATCATTGCTGGTCCTTGCGTATTCGAAAATGAAGAGCATGCCGTCATGATGGCTGAATCGCTGCGAGAAATTTGCGCTGAGGTTGGCGATCAATATAGTATCGCTATCAACTTTCTCTACAAGACATCATTCGATAAAGCCAATAGAACAAGCGCTGATAGCTTTAGAGGTGTGAGCTTTGATGAAGCATATTACGGTATGCAGGCTGTGCAAGACATGGGTATTGAAGTTATAACCGACGTACATGAACCGTGGCAATGCGATGCGGTGTGTGCAGACATTATCCAGATTCCTGCGTTTCTATGTCGGCAGACTGATCTACTTAAGGCCGCGGCTGAGACGGGTAGGCCTGTAAATGTCAAGAAGGGGCAGTTTCTTTCTCCGCGCGAAATGGAGCAAGTCGTACTTAAGTTAGAACACTTTGGCGCTCGACAAATCATGATTACGGAGCGCGGAACTACATTTGGATATAACGATCTAGTCGTAGATATGCGCTCACTCGAAATCATGCAAGCTTTTCCGCAGGCTTATCCAGTGATCATGGATTGCACACATGCGGTTCAGTCTCCTGGTGGTATGGGTGCCAAATCTGGCGGCAATCGTGAGATGGCCAAGGTCATCGCACGGTCAGCAACGGCTGTTGGTATTGCAGGACTATTCATGGAAGTGCATAATAATCCTGAAATCGCTCCGTCGGATGGACCTAATATGATTCGATTGCGCGATGTATATGGGCTACTCAGAAATATTATCGAATTGGATATCATAGCTAAGAATTTTAGAAAGATTAATCATAATGTTACGTAGTGGTAAAGTGTGGGGCGAATCCTGCGCAATTCTACAAACTCCATTGGTCGAATTTCATCGAATAACAGTAAATGCTGGATATCGATGTTCGATTCATAAGCATGAATACAAGTGGAATGGATTTTATGTAGAACGTGGCATATTGAATATACACGTCAAGAAAGCCGATTACGATCTTACCGATAGAACTACGCTAAATCCTGGCGATTTTTGTATGGTGAAGCCAGGCGAATATCATTGGTTCGAATGCATCGAGAATTGTGTCGCATTTGAACTGTATTGGCCAGAAATTCTAAGCGAAGACATTAAGCGACTCGATGTTGGGCGCGCATTGTGAGTACAGTAATCGACGATGTTAAATTCTTAACACCGAGCACGTTTTCATGTATGCTTATTACTATGATGCGAGATAAAAATATATCACATATCGATGCTATTCTTGAACTCTGTAGGGAAAGAAATATCGAGATAGAAAGCATTCCCGAGCTTCTTACTCCACAATTAAAAAAACTTATCAAGAATGAAGCAGTTTCATTGAATCTTATGAGAAGAAAGAGTGGGAGCAGAAAACTGAATATCTAATGGAAGGACAACTCGCATATCAGACTTTTGCTGCGCTTAAGCTCCATTTTACCAGCAAATACGATTACTTTCTATACAAGGGTAAGACGCGAGAATCAAATAATTTTGATGCAAATAAATTTGTTATGCGTAAGGATTATTTTCACTATAGGAAAATCGAACGCCGCTACAAGGATGAATTAATCAATTTTATCGTGGCTAATATGATTTGCGGAAAAACAACATGGGTAGGCGACCTCATTACATTGGAATCCGACAAGACTTATCGTGAATGGAAGAAGAGGCAGGAAGCCATTAAGTATTTTTTGCGGCTCGATATGAGTAACATTCAGGAAGATCCCAAAACATTATGGACAATTGTCGATGGAAATCATCCACCATTTCTAAAGCTCTATCTGGGCAAGAAGATTAGCTTAGAAACACTTATTATAGCCAATGAGGTTCTGGGATTTGTCGATAACTGGAATCAAACCATTCGAGATAAGATTATCTGGCCAGATATATCGCGGCTTATGATGAAGTATAGGGCTTTTCTGAAAATAGATGCGAGTGAAATGAAACAGATCATGAGGGAGGCATTAATGACTTGACAATACTTAGATAATAGTTTACTATATAATTTCTATACGATGATTAAGTGAATGCACATACAAACATACAAACATACAAACATACGGAGAATACAATGAACGACTCATTCGCATCCCTCAAGCGATCAAGAGATACATCACTAGAGCGCCTTTCCAAAGAAATGGAAAAGCTCACACAAAAGAACGTCCGAGAGACAGATGATCGTCTCTGGTATCCAGAGGTCGATAAGAGTGGCAATGGCTATGCTGTCATTCGATTTCTTCCTGCAGCCCCGGGAGAAGATGTGCCCTGGGTTCGTCTCTGGAATCATGCATTTCAGGGCCCGGGAGGTTGGTACATCGAAAATTCGCTAACGACTCTTTCGCAGCAGGATCCAGTTTCTGAATTGAATTCCAAGCTTTGGAATAGTGGAAGTGATAAGGACAAGGAAATCGCTCGTAAGCAGAAGCGAAAGCTAACCTACTATTCGAATGTTCTTATTGTTAAGGATGCGGCCAAGCCCGAGAACGAAGGGCGTGTCGTACTCTATAAGTATGGTAAGAAGATTTTCGATAAGCTTAGCAGACTCATGAATCCTGAGTTTGCTGATGAAGAACCCATGAATCCATTTGATCTCTGGTCAGGCTGTAACCTAAAGCTAAAGATTCGTACAGTTGAAGGCTATCGCAATTACGATGAATCGACATTCTCTACACCATCGCCTGTGGCTGGGAATGACGAAGATATCGAGAAGATCTGGAAGAAACAACATCCACTAATGCCCTTCGTAGCTTCCGATCAGTTCAAGAGCTATGATGAACTTACCAAGCGCCTCAATCTTGTCTTAGGTAAGACTAGTGGTCCGTCTACTCTTAGAGACACCGATAGCAATCCGCTAGATGATGCGCCGCCTCAGCGAATCGCATCTCCCGTAGGTAAGACAGCAAAGCCTCCGGCGCAGTCTGACGATCTAGATTTCTTTCGCAAGTTGGCCGAAGAAGACTGATGATTATTTCGGAGTAGCTCAGTGGTAGAGCAGGCGACTGTTAATCGCCCGGTCGTAGGTTCGAATCCTACCTCCGGAGCCACAATGAACATACTAGAAAATGGAGCCTTCGGGCTCCATTTTTGCGGATGTAGCTCAATGGCAGAGCAGAAGCCTTCCAAGCTTACGACGAGGGTTCGATTCCCTTCATCCGCTCCATTCTTATATTTGCGCCACAGTCCCTGTGCCAGTTTTACCGTATGAATGCATGCCGTATATTAAGGCCTGTTGACGCGCGCCTAAATTGGCGGCGACCAATGTTATATCCGCTTTAGGTTGGTTTCCCGTAGTTTTTCCTGAATTAATTTCTTCCGGTGGAGTGTTTACCACTGCAACTTTTGGCTCTTTGTCCGGTGCATCTGATGCGGCGGAAGCTGCCGCGACTGAGTCACCCCTAGTTGTTGGTATACTAGGATCTGGCATCGGCGCAGCTGCCGCTGCCATTGCTGGTGGTGGAGATGCTTGCGATGAAGAAGTGGGTTTATCGACACCAACACTACTCTTAAATAAATTTGCTTCTACGTGTCTTCTCCTAGTAAGCCCAGGTAACGATTTGCCGCCGGCCTTATCATATAGCAGCATCGCTTCGGCTATCTCACTATTGCTCCTCTTTCCATTGTTCGTTACTTGATTTAGCGCGCCAGGACCCAAGTTGTATATGAATGAGATAAGAGCATTTTTTTGGTTGGAATTCCAATTGTATTTTTTATGAACAGAATTGAATTTTTCTACAATATCGCTAAATTTTGCAATCTCGGCCATAAGTCTGCGTTCAGCTTCTTCTTTCGTTATCTCTTCGGTGGGAAATCTTGCTTTAGTGCCGTAGCCATTTGAATATTGCCCATAGTCCCAGTGCGCCTTAGGTGAAAATCCCTCAAAGCCTTTTATTAAATCCACTAGCGATTTACTTGCCGTACCCGTAGATGTATCCGCAGGTGGATCTTTAGGTGCAGGAGAGGTGTTATCTTTTTCGGGATCGCCGGAACGATCAGCTGAGGCCGGTGCCCTAACTGGTTCGCCTGTCGGAGCGGAATAG